GGGCAGAGATCATCCGTAAAACTTTCAACGATGGTGGAGTGGATGAGGTCATCTCAACACGTAGATTAGTGCACATTATCAGAGCATATGCTATATTCTCTGATAGAGTTAAGGCGATCCAAGTATGCTTGAATCGTTTCGATGACGAAACAAAGAGGTCATTCTTAGAATTGTATGATAAGATAGACAATGAGGTTGACATCGAGAACCTTGACACAATACTAGCCAACTGATATACTAACTGTATGAAATACAGAGAAGACGATACGATCAAGGTGGTGCAGGATTATATCTCCAGCACCTACCGATCTCACTACTCTAATGAAGAGAAGGGGGTCCAGACTCTAGACCTCCTTGAGGCGATAGGATCAGCAGAGCACTTCTGTCAGTCCAATATCATCAAGTATGCATCTCGTTACAAAAAGAAGAGTCAGCATAAGAGTGACGTGCTAAAAATCATTCACTATGCTATACTATTATACTACTTCTCAGGCACGTCGTATCCTGATGATAAACCAGAGCAACCCCCAACACCAGCAGAATTTATAGACTATGACTAGTACCCCTCAACAAGCGATAGCAAATGCACAGATGGATCCTAAAGGAGGGTACTTAGAAGACCCTAATCTGTCAAAGGATTTCCATACTCATATACAATTGAGTAAGAGGACTATAGATATCCTCAGAAATTATAGTAATATTAATAAGTCTATTCTTATCAATCCTGGTAAGGATGTTAGTACCATGTCAGTCAATAAGAATATTATTGCAATGACAACAGTGCAAGAGAAATTCCCAGAGCAGATGGCGATCTATGATCTACCATTATTCTTAGGGGCACTGTCTCTATTCAAGAAGCCATGGTTACACTTCCCAGATAATAAGAAAGTTGTTATCTATGATGAGGATACGAAGGGTAAGACAACCTTCTACTATAGTGATCCTGATATCATTGTAACACCACCAGAATTTAATCCTGATCTACCTGAGAAGGAATTTATATTTGAGTTACCACAGACAGACTATCAACAGTTGATGCAAGCTGCAAAGGTTTATGGTGTTGAGGATCTATGTATCAATGGGTTTGGATTCAGTGAGTATAGTATATGTGTAAGGGATAAGAAGAATCAAACTTCTAATGTATTCTCTTTACCTATTAAGAAACTTATATTTGATCAAGGTCCAAGACCAAATGAGACAGAGATCTACAAGTTGACACCAGATCGTCAGACATTCTGTTTCTGTTTCAAGGTGGAGAATCTTAAGTTGATTGATTCATCTTATCATGTGACTATAAGCAATAAAAACATTGCTTGTTTCACCTCACTATCACATAGTGAGCAAAACTATTTCATTGCTATGGAGCCTAAGTAATGTTTCTATGGGTAGAGAAGTATCGACCAAAGACAATTGAAGAATGCATACTACCCGAAGATACTAAGCAAGTATTCCAAGGATTTTTAGAGCAAGGGGAGATACCAAACCTCTTGCTCTCTGGGTCTGCGGGGGTTGGTAAAACTACAATTGCTAAGGCATTGTGTGAAGAGTTGGGGGTTGATAGTTATGTCATTAATGGGTCTGATGAAGGTAGATTCTTGGACACTGTACGCAATCAGGCAAAGACCTTTGCTTCTACTGTTTCTCTTACATCTGAAGCTCGTCATAAGGTCATCATTGTGGATGAAGCAGATAATACAACACCAGATGTCCAACTATTATTACGTGCGTCGATTGAGGAGTTTCAAAAGAACTGCAGGTTCATCTTCACGTGTAACTATAAGAATAAAATCATAGCACCACTGCATAGTAGGTGCTCAGTAGTAGACTTTAGTGTTAAAGGACAAGATAAGAAGGAGATTGCTGAAGCATTCTTCCATAGGGTTAAGGTTATACTTGAGATGGAGATGGTCAAGTATGAGGAGAAGGTAGTAGCAGAAGTAGTAATGAAATACTTCCCTGACTTTCGTAGGACTCTTAATGAATTGCAGAGATACTCTGCTTGTGGTAAGATAGATTCTGGTATACTATCATCAGGTAATGATTTCAGTATAGAGAAGGTAGTAGGTCATCTTCGTAAGAAGGAGTTTACTAATATGAAGAAGTGGGTTGCTCAGAATATGGACAACGAACCACAAGTTATCATGCGTAAGGTATATGATAACCTATACAACTTCTTTGATCCTAAGTCTATCCCAGAGGCAGTGTTGATTATCTCTGAGTATCAATACAAGTCTTCATTTGTGGTAGATCAAGAGGTTAATTTAGTTGCATTTATGACAGAGTTAATGATGAGGTGTGAGTACAAGTAATGTGGTATGTAATTTTCTGGACAGTAATAATAATGTATGTGTTAATGAGAGTAGGTGCATTTAAAAAATGAAGAAACTGGAATTATATCCTGTAGAAGTATATGAGTTCCAATCGGATCATAAGTGGACGTGGATAGAAGAGGTACAGAGATTGAAGTTAAAGGAGACAGGTACTGGATTACTCAATACCTTCCCAGGATTACATAAGGATCCTAACTTTAGACCTATTGTAGACTTTATCCATGAGTCTCTTAATAAGATACAACTCCATCGTAATTTTGATTGCGATGGTTTTAAAGTATCATCTATGTGGGCTAACTTCTACCCACCAGGTGCTAGTCAACATGCCCATAGACATGCTAATTCTTATTGGAGTGGTGTATTATATCTCTCTGGTGGTGCACCTACTATATTCTATGATCCTATAGAGAAAAGATCACATGGTGAGTGGGAGTTGTTTACTTTACCTAAGTCAAGTGTAGAAGGTTTCGACCAGAATAATACTATTAAGATAGAAAAGGTAGAGGCAGAGGCAGGTAAACTTATTATATTTCCAAGTTGGTTTGTACATGATACGGCCTTCTCTAAGGAAGATAGATATAGTATATCATTCAATGCATTACCTTATGGTAAGATTAATAATAATTTTATGGGTGGTGAAGGTCTTAACTTAGATGTATTATGAGACAGGACTATAAAGATATACCTCTATTTCCTATTAGGTGTTGGTCATTTAAAGCACCTAGTAAGTTAAGGATTGATACTCTGGATGAGATGAAGAAACTAGAGTATAGAGATTATAATGCAGATGGTGCAGTAGGTACTAGTGAAGAGATGACTAGACTACCACAGTTTCATGATATACATGAGTGGTTCCAGCACTGTGTAGACACTGTGCATGCTGATAATTCATGGACATGTGATCGTATAGTAATTAATAAGTCATGGGCTAATAGATCTGATGCACACAGTGGTCATCATCACTACCCTCATAGACATCCAATGTCATACTTGAGTGGTGTGTGGTATGCTACTGAAGGTACAGCTACATGTTTTGTTGATCCTGTGCATCAAAGGGAGTGGGGTCAGTTTCACCTTGATGGTGGACCTATTACCGACTCTACACAGTATGTGCATCCTATACCAGGATGTTTATTCTTATTTCCTAGTTACTTAATTCATTCATCAGAACCTAACCATAGTAATGTGGATAGATTTACCATAGCTTTTAACACATTCCCTAGTGGATCCATTAATGCTGGTGGTTGGGATCTACCTATGGCAAAGGTTACGGTAGATGGGTGGAAGGATCTAGGTCCATTAGAGTTGTCTAAGTTTTTAAAGTAATGGTATTTCAAGCAAGAAAGGAACATAAGTTTTTTCCTGTTATTGTCAGGGAATATATGAAGCCAGAGGATAATATCAACAATGATTTGATAGAATTCTTTAAGACATACCCATCTGCACAGACCAACTTTCCAGAAGGTGTCATAACAGGTAGGCCAGATCTGCAAAAGTGTGCTAACATACATGTAAAGAGGTTGATAGAATGGTTTCACGAGTGCTTGGAAGAGTACCGTAACCAGTATCAACTATACTGTGAGCATCTAACCATCTCACAGTGTTGGTTTAACCATGCACCTGCTGGTAGTGGGTTAGGTCATCCATTACATAGACACCCCATGTCGTATGTGAGTGCTGTATACTATCTTACAGATGGTGCTAAGACAGCATTTGATGATCCATGCATACCTAGAGTGTATGATTCACTTGAGTTAAATCAAGCTGATAAAATAGAAGCAGAGTGGGGTATCTGTGAGACTATAGATGCAGAGCCAGGTAAGTTAATTCTCTTCCCATCATGGTTGAGACACTTCTCTGGTAGACAGATAGATGATTTTGACAGATGGACTGTCAGTTTCAATGCATTTCCAGATGGTAAATCCAATATTGGTCCATGGGACATCCCACAATTAAACGTCAAAGTATTATGAAGTATTTAAAAACACCATTGAGATATCCAGGCGGTAAGTCTAGGGTTGCTAAAGATTTTATTCCTAGATTTCCTAGTGATATAGGTCAGTTTCGTGAACCATTCCTAGGTGGTGGGTCAGTAGCATTACTATTCAGTCAGTTGTATCCTGACGTACCAGTGTGGGTTAATGATAAATATACTTACCTGTATAATTTCTGGGTGCATCTTCAGAAGGATGGCAAGAAATTATCAGACGATCTTGTAAGTATTAAGACAGATAATTCGACAGAGGATAAGGCCAAAGAGTTATTCAAAGATGCCAAAAACAAAATACACAAGGAAGACCCTTATAATCAAGCTGTTCTTTTTTGGGTTCTTAATAAGTGCAGTTATAGTGGACTTACCGAGAATAGTTCCTTCAGTGCTACAGCATCTAGACAGAATTTTACAGTCAAAGGTGCTAGGAACTTAGTTAATATCTCTGAGATCATACAACCTTGGAAGATAACTAACTTTGATTACTCTGATGTTATGGCTGCAAAGGGTGACAATGTGTTTCTTTTTCTAGACCCACCATATAAGATAGGGACATACCTATACGGTAGTAACGCTGAGTTGCATAAGAGTTTTAAGCATGAAGAATTTTATGAGGCTTGCAATATATGTGAGCATGATTGGTTTGTCACTTATAATAATGATGATGACCTGAAGGAGATGTATAAAGACTTCCATCAAGAAGAGTTTAAGATTACATACGGTATGAAGCACAGACCAGACAATAAGTTGAAGAAGGAATTGTTAGTAGCAAACTATGATATTAATGCCACACCTCTGGAGGTAATGTATGCATGAATATCCCTCTAGTATCTTTTGATAACTTTTATAAGGATCCAGATAAGATAAGAGAGTATGCATTAGGATTAGACTTTAAGGCACAGGGACACTTCCCTGGATTAAGGACTGATCCTATTCATGAGCTTGATGAGTATATGTTTACTCAGATGAGTAGTAAATTTCTATCTCTTATCACTGTACCAGAGGAGGGATTTAATGGTACCATAACTACTTCCTTCCAAAAAATAAAATCTTACCATTCTGAAATGGCCAGCCCTTTAAACCGTGGTTTGATTCATAATGATACTGGATGTTTCTGTGCTGGTCTAGTATATCTAAACCCCAACCCTACTCTAGGTAGTGGTACGTCTCTCTATAGGTTGATACCTGATGAGTTTGATGAGCATGTATCTTACGAAGCACACAATGCACAGTTTGAGACTACCGCAGAGATAAAAAACGTGTATAATAGGTGTGTTATATACGATGCCCAAGAGTGGCACTCACACACAAACTGTTGGATGGAAGGAGAAGATAGGTTAACACAAGTCTTCTTTGTTAATTCATTCGCAGTCAAAGAACGTATAGCTTCCGAGAGATGTAACTCCTATGACCTCTAATCCATATCCTCTTAAGGATTATCTTAACAGTATTAATTTAAAGCAAGGTGATCTCTCAAAGGATGAGGGAGCGATGAAGAAGTACCCAGCTTTTGTTATAAACAAATGTCTCTCCGCATTCATTGATACCATTATACATGCCAATGAAATGAATGCCTCTTCACATTTAGATAAGGATCTTCAGTATCAATATTATATACATAGTGTTAGGAAATCTAAGCGATTTTCTCCTTGGGATAAGAAGTCTAAAGACTGTGACCTCGACTTAGTGAAAAGATACTATGGTTATAACACTGAG